AACACCAACTCAATTGTGAGGTTGGTGGTCTTGATTGCACTGAGAGCATTGATCAGTGGGCCGCGTCCGTAAATTTCACCTGATGCTTTAGACCAACGGAAACAAACAAACGGATTAGATCCTGTGCCACTAAACTGCTCGTAATAAATGATTTCTTTTTCAGCTTCATTTACAACATAGAAGTCAAAACGATCGTCATTAGGATTGTCGTAGTTCTTACAAACAATCTCTAGGATCTTTGTCTTAGCTTCTGGCTGCGTTGTAACTGCTCTTAGCGTTTTTTCTCCAAGCACAGCCTTCGGATACGCAATTGGAATTGAAACATTCTTGATGTCGCGTGACCGATAGATGTGGTCAATCTGATCGTCAGGGCCAGTGTCCAGATACACACTTGGTAGAGGGATTGCATTAAAACGAACAGGGTTGATTGCGTTACCTTCTTCAACCAGTAACACCCCTGTTCCCACAGCCAGATCCATAAAGCTTTCATGGATCTCCTGACCGAAGTTAGAGTTCTGGATAACCTCGAAAACATAATCTGTAACCTCATCTAGCTGGTTATTAACTTCATCTTCTTGCTCTGGTGGAATTTCAGATCCAGCGATAAAGTCAGCCCAACGTGCAAAGTTAGGCACAAGACCAGCTTGCAATCGAGATGCAAACTCTTGCGTGCCCACAACTGCAGACTCATCAAAGATCTTGTCATCACGCCGCTGCCCAGCAACCTCATGAAAGAAAGATTGCCGCATAGGAAGTGCGTATTCATAGCACTCCTCAAACAATGGCTCGAAGTTTAGACGCGCATTCTTAGCGCGGTCGTATCGCTCAAGCAGAAGATTGGCTGACTTTTCGTGCATTACAAGGTCGCGTCATAATAACCAAGACCGCCCTTGCTTCCTGTTAGCAATGACTTACGAGAAGCACCGCCACCAATCCGCTTAGACTTTGCAGTTTTTTCCAACTGCTTTGTCTTGTTTTCTGACATCGTAAGTTGCTCAGCCTGCCGTCTATTTTCTTCAGCAATTCTTTCATCTTCTGAAACTGCAGGTGGGCCACCGCTAAATAAACACATAATAAAACTCCTTCTAGTTTTTCACTACACCCTGCATAAATGCAGATCAACGCACAAAACTACATCCTCGACCACAGACCTTGACGGCGTGGCTTTGGCTTACGACTGAACACATCAAACTCTCTGGTTGCTTGGAATGGTTTGGATTGCATTGAAAGGTTAGACATGATCTGTCTACCTTCACCTGCGCCTAACATTAGATACTGCAGCGCGTCATGCACATGAGAGAAATGGTTCTTATCTGGCTTGTCAGCATAACGCTCACCAGATACCTGCATACGTTTATACTGATACCCGCCTTCAAAGCCTTTGATCAGCGTGCGGCAGCGGGGATCAATCAAGAAGCCTGACAGCCCTTCGATCATCCTACCTAACGGCGCAGACACAGACTCCAAGCGCAGCGACACATCATTCGATGGTGCTGGCCTTGCGTACAACCCGCCGCCCCTCAAGATCTGAAACGGCGTAGACTCATCAGTCTGTGCGCGGAAATCACCAGCCGGATCACCAAAGATGATAACTTCATTGCCTGCATAGCGTGTAGCAATCTCATGCCGCAGCACTTCGGTAAACCTAACAATACCCATGTCAAACGCTACCAGTTCCTGCAGCACCAGCCACCTGCCTCTAATCTTTTGTCCAATAGCAGCAGCAGGCGTTAATCCAAAGTCAACACCGATATGCACAGGCACGCCAGCAGCCACAGGTATTTCTTCTTTGGCTATGTGAATATCAGGGGCAAACATCGCATAGACAGGCTTGCCGTCTTTTATGCTGCCGAGTTTGTTCATCACATACACATCGATCCAGCTTTTGGTTTTGCCCTGCACGATGTTGGGATAATAGTCTTTCCGCATGTTGGCGCAGTTCTCTGCGAGATCGTTTGGAACGTAAGCGTCTACTTCGCCTTCTTCGTTCTTCTTTTCGACCATTCCTGCGGGCTGCGTAAAGAACTCCCAGTTCTCTGGCTTGACAAGCATTCTTGCTTCTTCGCGTCCAATATGATCTGGAATAGGAACCTCGCCCGACATTATAGGCCACCAATGATCTTCCTCCGGCGCGTTGGTGTCACAGATAACACCTGTCCATGTGCAGCCGCCATCCTTCATAGAAGGGAAGCGACCAACACGCATGGTGCAGGCATCGATGATAGACTTTGGAATTTCGCGTGCTTCGTTGACCCAGATGCCGGTCAACTCCAATGACAATAGTTTCTTGACATCTTCTGGCCTATCTAATGCTAAGAACAGAACCTCAAGATCTAAATCATTGACTTTGATGTGGTGTGTATACGGTACAACCCAAGAGAACTTGCCCCACTGTTCTTCTGGGAACCAGTCAAGCCAAGTCTTAATCGTTGTGGTTTTAAGCTGCGGGTTGGTGTTGCGGATAACAGCCCAGCGGCTGCGCCTGACACCATCTGCATTAGGATCTTGCTGCAGTGCGCGGCGAAAGACTTCAACGCAGCAACCAACAGACTTGCCTGATCCAACAGGGCCACGCAAGCCACGAAAGAATACATCAGACTTCATAAAAGCCTTCAGCACCTCACCGTCGGGTTTGTATTTAAATTTGGTCAACCTTTAGATCCTTGCCGCGCTTGATCATCTGAGCAACAACCTCTGGTGCAATCACAGAGATAATCTTGTCAGCCTCGTAGTCGGTCTGGAATTCATTCGGATGGTGGTGCATGTGTACCTTGCGTACTACACGGCGCAGGATATCACGCTCCTCTTTCTTGAGGGTGTGAAGAAAGCTCATTTCTTTTTGAAGCCTTTTTTCATTGCAGCATAAGACTTAGCCGACACAGTGCTGTTTGCTTTTGAACGTGATGTGCCAGCTTTCTTGCGTGCATTGATGTTGTCGTAGAGACCTTTTTTCTTTGTCATGCTTTCAACTTTACTCTTTTGTTTGCAGGCTTCTTTGCCGTGAAGGCTTCATTGATCTCAGGTGTTGCAGGATCGTCAGCTTTAAAAGAACCGCGATCATCACGCGCACGCTCGATCTGGTGATCCTCGATAGGCCAGCAACGAACACTATCTTCTGTTAATGTTGCACCTGTCTTGAGCCTGCCGTCTGGCAATGCGGATACTGGCCCCTCATAGATCGAGCCATCGCCTAGCTTATACTTCATGCCTTACCCTTCTTTGCTTTGTTGCGCTTGCTAATTGCTTTGCCTTTGCTTACAGCGTCAGACTTTGAGGATGCACCCCATGCAATCAATGATTTCAGTAATCTTGTGGGTCTGCCCTTGCTGTCACGCTCCGGCCCCTTTGCTGCGCCCATGCGCTGCAGGAAGCTGGCGCGGCGAGGGTTGTCGCCTTTCTTGACTGGTGCTTTGAGTGTGCCGCCTTTGTAAGAGGCGCGACCTTTGGCGTTGAGTCCACCTTTGGGGTTCTGACCTTCTTTGCGTGTCCATGCTGGTGTCTTTGCCATTAGTTGCTAGAACTTTTGTAGGGGTTTACGGAATCCAACATTGACGGAACCTCTGTGCCATGCATTATTTCCGCTTCAAATTTACTCAATCCACTGGATAAAACATTCCCTGTAGAAGCAATTCCCAATGCTTCATCAGGTGAAATAACACCAGCATTTTGCAACCCGCCAATATATTTTGTGTCAAGCTGACCAGCATTAGCCTCAGAGATAAACATGCTTGTGAATGTATCCCATATCTCTTTGCGCTTGTTTGTCATCGGGCCGCGCAGCACCATATCCTGCGCACCCTGAGGTGGATCATCATCATAGTCTACATCAATGACCATCGGCTGTTCTGGTATGCGAATGTTTACATTGAGGTTGTCATCTTGGTCATCACCCATGAGGCGTTCAGCAGCAAACCGCGCACCAAAGTACATTTTCTTGTCAGGCATATCCTGCATGGCTTGCATGTAATCAGACGGAGTTTGAACTTCTTCAAACTCTTTCCAATTACCAACAGTAGGAAAATTATACTTGTCTATAACAACAGGTCGGCCATCTATTTTGACAACACCAAATGTGCCAAGAGACATCTTCACATCTTCTTCAAACGAACCAACATTAAAGTTGCTGCCACGAAAAATGTTATCGAGGTTAAACCGTTTGTTAATCGTATCGTAATCAATGCGACCAACAGGGCCATCAGGCATATTGTCAATATCCGGAAACACTGAATTAACCAGCAAGCGCAATGCCTCAACCGTTTCGCCATTAACAGAACGCTCGTTGATCTCACGCTCTAGCGGGTTCATAAATGGAGGCAACAAAGCATTGAACACGCCACGCAGATAAAAGTTCTGGTGCATGGGTAGGTCTTTAAGAATATCGTCAAAGGTTGGCGTAATACCCGCCTCACCTGCGATCATTGATCCTGTGCTTGCCATGCTGACAATATGTGCCGCATCTGGCTATTGCATCAACGCACAAAATCAAACAAACAACTAAAACCCCAACCATTGTCCATATGCAAATGATCGGCATGTAATGCGTCATGGTCAGGCGTTAATACAGTGTTAAACACTTTGCAGCCTTCTTTATACGCAGCACGCCATTGCTTGCTTATAGGCACGCCATCAATATGCGTTACATCTATAGCTGCACCATAACTGTGCTGGCTGCGAAAGAAACTATTGCGCTGCTTGCGGCAGTTATACCCACCCACATGACGAACCTTTTGGGCTGAAATATTTTTTGCCCAAGTGCCAGCATCTTTTGCTGTTGAACAGGATAGCAATATAGATGGTTCAAAAACTGTCGTGTCGGTTGCGTATAACCTTACCGGCTCATCAATACTGCAAACACCGCTAGGAGATTGCGCAGCTTCTACACGCCAACCATTATCCTTGAGGTCATCAAGGCAAGAAGCTGAAGCAGCAAACGGAATCAAAGCCAAAGCAAGTATTAAACGCATGAGAGAATTATACAATGCGGCTGTAACGCTGCACAAGTGCTACAAAGCCTTTTGGCAAATTTCCTCAGTGATAGGCGGGGTCGAGGCGGCACACACCGTTTTTTGGACCCCCCCTCAACGCAAGCAAGTAATCGCGTAATGCTTCTGCTGCGCAATGCGGACGCGATCTAGGATCGCATGGCATTGCAACTATATAGGTGTGCGGCGAAGCTGCACGCAATTACGATGCTAGCTTAGGTCTATCTGCACAGAGATGTCGCCAGCGTGAAGGTGCATGTGTCGCTCAGGGGCTTTGAAGCCAGCCCTGTCCAATATGTCTTTGCTCGCTTCGAGTTGCACATACTCACTCTTAGCCCCTTGAGCGAGGCGCACCAAGCGCGCCGCGGCGGTCGTAGCGTTCAAGCCAAGCGTTTCCGCAACACGCTGCATCATGTACGACTGCACGTGTGGCAGCCGCAAAGTCTTGCTGGCTGTCACTCTGCCACTCTCACCGGCAGCATATCCGGCTTCATGCGCGGCTTCCTTGATGCTACAGCCCGATGCTACAAGTGTATCGACCAGCCGCGCCTGTCGCTCCGTCACAGCTAATGCCTTTGTCTGTTCGCTTGGCATCTCATCTCAACCTTTCCGTTTAAACAACCCCCCCTGTGTCCCCCCCTTTATCGCTCTCAGCCAAGCAGCCTGTCAACGCACATTACGCAAGATTTGAGCGCACAAGACCTCACAGCTTAGAGCATTGAAACTCAGGCAATGGCCTCGCAATCTGCGTCTCCATGATTAGCTTTCTTGTCATTCCAACCTGATCCTGCAGATCTGGGAGGAACACCCCCTCGGATGATCCGTCTACTGCACTGCATCGTTAGGGGGTGGGCGCATAGCGTGACCGGACGCCCGCTGTAATGCGGGCTAGGCTCCGGTCGCTTATATGCTGTGCGCCCTTCAATCCCCTGCCCGCACCACCTCCGCTGCGCGGAGCCGTGTTGGGGTTGACCCCACGAAGCAGCACAGTCGCCTGACCATTCTTACCGAGGGGGTTTGTCCTCTCCAGCTCTACAGGAGGTTCTCATGAGCAAGAAAACTAATCACTTCACCGCAGCTTACAAGGCAGCATTCCCTGAGTTTCAAAACTCTAAGGGTCACATTTATCTCACTCAAAATCTTTTGCGTAAAGTTATTGAGCAGGCTACTTGGCTAATCACTCAAAAGGAGAAGGACTCAGCGCAGCTTGTTGAAGACGGCAAGGTTATCGCTGGGGCTGACCAAGCACCAGACTCAGGCACATTAGCTATCTGCGCGAAGTACGGCGCGGTGCGTGGCGCGATGCACTATGATGACATCGCACTGGATCGCATCGACGAAAGACTCTCGAACATTGAAGTCGAGATCGAAATGCTGCAGCAGTTCGTGGAGCAGAGCAAGACAGCCTATCAAGACTGTACCGGCGATGCCTACCAAGAACGTGCAGCCTCACCGAAGTCAGCGATTTCGGAAAAGCGCAAGGCTGAACTACGAGCCAAGTACGCGGCGTAACTTGCCGCACCCCGCCCTTCGGGGCGGGGCATTCATTCTCTCCCTTAGACTGGGGCTGTCTTCTGGCAGCCCCTTTTTTTATGCTATCATCGAGCGTTTGTTCGCTCGATCACTTGCACGTTGATAGGGGGCAAGCCTCCCCAAATCATGTCTTTCCGCAACCAGCTTCATGGAGGATTCATCAATGAAAGCTATTTTAGTAGATCCGTTTACCCAACTCGTTACCGCTACCAATTACAACGGTGACTTCACTACAATCATGTCACACATCGGCACTGGCCGAGCGTTTGATGTCGTCCGTCTGTACCACACAGATGATTACGATTACGTTGACGATCATGTCTACATCAATGACGAAGGATTGTATGTTGACGATCAATACTTCTGGATGCACGCCAACTATCCCATGCCACTGGCTGGGCGTGGCCTTATCCTTGGCGGCACACCTGATGGTGACAGCACAGATGTCAGCACCAAAATGGCTACCGTGATGGAAGACATCCGCATGATCGGCAATCGTTTCCAACTGCAGATGATGTTGCAATTCTCAAAGGCTTACGACATGCCATCACCTGATGGCTACCTCGAAGACTATCGGCCATTCGTATGGAAGCATCACGACTAACCGTTAATCACACGCGAAGTTATTTAATTCTTTGCAGTAATGCATTAATGCAGTAGTATTACTTATGAAAGGTAGAGCATTCAATGGAAAGCTTGCATAAACACAACATCCAACCTGCATTAACACAGGATTATAACTGCGACAAATGTCAAGACAAAGGCTTTGTATATGTGCGCAGTTGGGATTCACCAGCAACCTTTGGCGGCTTCGGCATGGTCGATGTTGTGCCAGAGGATTGCGATCACTGCCATTAATAGGAGGTTACATATGGCTAACAAAGCACCACGTTTCACGCGTCAACACTTCGAGTTTATTGCTGATGTGTTTGGCCCTCTCATGACCCATCCAACGCAGGCTTGTGACCTAGCTGACAAGCTGTGCCCAACTAATCCTAACTTCAATCGTGATCGTTTCGAAGCACGCGCTGTATCAGCATGGGAAGAAGTCCATGCTGACAGCATCGAAGATGCAATCGATCAAGAGCAGGCAATGCTAGATAAGGAGATAAGATATGCCACAGCGGTTTGATATTGACCAAGCATGGCAGCTTGAGCAATGCGTATTTATTGCAAAAAATGTATGTGAAGATCGTGGTGTAACATGGATGGAAATGATAAGCCCACGAGTAGCAAAACATATTGTAAATGCTAGACATGAATACTTTGCTAAAGCTTACAGAACAACTAAAGCCAGCCTTATTATTATTGGCAGAGCTATAAACAAAGATCACACAACAGTTATGAGCGCACTTAGGTCGTTAAAACATACTCAAATTAATCATCAAGGTTCTTGACGATCTGAACCACCCTACCAATGACCCGCACATTTGCAAGCTTAACTGTGCGGTTTCTTCTTATCTGATAAACAGCGTTTAATCCGTCAAGTTTTCTCCCTAAAC